TAAATCGTCAAATCTTACATATTTTTTTAAATCTGCTGCTGAAAACTCATCAAGATAACTACCTGCAACTTTAGCATCATCTCTTAGTTCCTTTACAATCACCCTTATAGGTTTAGTAAACATACCTGCAATAAAATCAGCTTGATGCAATTTTCCATCTTTTGTAGCAGATATTTTAAATTCTTTTGGAAATTTTTTACCTAATGCTTTATATATATCTTTAAAATTAGAATTTTTTATTATTTTTCCACCTATTTTCAATATTGGAGAAAATCCTGTTTTAAAAAAGTTTTCAAAAACATCATCCATATCTTGGTCAGTTAATTTTGCAGTTCTACCTGAGTTTTTAAATGATACGCCTGCAATATTTCCTTGAGTAACAGAATCTGATTCTCGTATTCCTTTTCTTAAAATAGCCTGAGTAAGTTTATTTTGTTTTAAATACCTTCTTGCTCTTCCAAAAACTCTATCTGAAGCAGAGTTCCAAGCCACAATTCCTTTTTCAGGAATATAATCTGACATTTTATCAACTCTTCTTTTAAACATTCCCCAAAGTCCGTTCTCTGGTTTTGTTATATCATCTGTATGTCCGGCTATTCTCATTTCTATTTCACTTGTACTTTTAGCTTTAGAAAAAGGAATATTTTTAAATAAATCATCTGCACCTGCTGCTTCAGCAGTATCTGTAATTTTTCCACCTTTTCTAATATAATTTACACCTGCTTTTCCTGCTTTATATCCTTTAGCAATTCCAAAACCTGTATATGTAAGAGGGTCTAATAACATTTCAGAACCAAGTGCAGCTCCAAACTCTAACTCCTTATCATCTTTGGCTTCTATATATGCTTGTCTAGTTGCTTTTGCATAATCAATCCAACTACCACCGGTAAAAGGAATAGTATATTTAGCAGAACCCCAAGGGTCATTTGGGTCTATATTTAATAATTCTGCTCTTCTTCTTCTAAGTCTTTTATACAAAGGTTCATCAGTTCCTGACCCACCTCTTCTTATTTGGTCTTCAGTTTCTTCTTCTAACAAACCACCAGAAGGAAATGCTGCCATAATTGCTCCTGCTGATAAATCTCCAGTAAAACTTATAGCATCAAGGAATTTTGCAAAAGCACCCTTTTTCTTTTGTTTAGGTGGTTCAGCAGGTGTTTGAAGTTGTTGTTGTACATCAAAAGGATTTCTAGGGTCTTGTTCTCTTTGTTCTTGTGCCTGTCTGGCATAATCACTCTGCTGAAACTTTTTAATCGGCTGTAAAGATTTAGGATTTAATCTTCTTCTAAGATATTCTCCAGATTCTAGGTCTTCTATTTTTTGAAAAGGATTTGGTGTTGTCATTCATCACCCTTGTAATACTGCACCACTAAATGGGTCTGCTGAAGTTCCTCTTTTTAATGTTCTTGCCCTTAAGGTACCCGGTCCACTTGCTCCACCTAAAGGTGTTCTCGATGCTATTTCTTTGGCAAGCTCATCTTCCCCATACACTCCTCGACTAGCTGCACCAGCAATCATTTTTCCTCTATCTAAAGGATTTGCTTGCTGAAATTGTGCAGCACTTGGAAAAGGATTTGTTTGAAAATTATTATTATTTAAAGAAGCTGTTGAGCCTGATAAATTAGATAAACTTGTTCCTCCAACATTCCCCATCCCTAATGGTGATACTTGTGGGTCTATTCCCTCATATGCTGGTGCAACTTGTATTTGACTTCTAGGGTCAGCAAAAGGATTTGTTTGAAATGCTTGATTTTCAAGATTTTGTAAAAACGCTCTACCTTGTTCAGTTCCAGTAGCAAGACCATATGCAACAGGGTCTGAATATATTCCTGCAAGGGTTTGCTGTACTTGTGGTCTACCTGATTCTCTTAATTGCTGAAGTCTAAAATCTCCTAATTGTTGTTCAAATTGTCCGGGTGCAGTCATCAATCCTTCTGAAGCACCAATTAAAGATACATTAGTTTCCAAATCAGCCAATTCTTGAGGTGACAATCTATCTGCACCGATACCCATACCTCTGGTAGATTGAATTTGTTGTGAAATAATTTGAGCAGTTGAACCTTCAAGTTCTGTTCTTGCTCTCAACTGTTCTGAATAAGCATCTAAAGCTGCTTTAATTGCAGGGTTTTCAACTCGTCTAGTATTTGTAATTTGATAAAATTCTACATTTCCATCTTCGTCTGGCTGTCCACTTCCTCTAACTCCTCTGTAAGAAGGATTTGGTATTTGTTCTGTTTCAATAACATCTACAAATAAATCTTGTCCTTCAAATAAATCTATTGGGAACCCCGGCAATGAATCAGTTGTTAGTCCAAATGCTCCTGTATCTATTCCAAAATTACTAAATAACTCATCTAGGTTTCCCGGATTTTCAGAGGGTTGTATATCTACAACTTCTTTTTTCGGTTCTACAAATTCTTTTTCCAAATCTGGTACTTGAGTTCTAGGGTCTATGTCAGTTCGACTAAACATGCCAGCACCCGGAGCAAACCCCGGTACCATTCCTGTTTCTTGTCCTATTCCTGCCGGGTCAACAAAGGCAGGCACTTGTGGTTCAATACCTGTTCCTGCTCCATCAAATTCTGGAAAACCTTCCATCTGTGTTCCAATATCTGTTTCAATATCTGTTGCTTTAGTAGATGGAACATAAAAACCTGTTTCAGGGTCTGCCTTCAGATTATTAAAATAATCTTTCAATTTTTCTTCTTTTATTGGTGTTGAAAAACCTAACCAACCGGCTTTATCACCTTCCACCTGTAATTTCAGAGGGGTTGAAATCCGACTAAAAAATGTATCTGCTTCTGCAAGTGCTTCATAATCAAGAGTTCTGCCGATTTGATTATTTGCTACTAAAAATTGGTTAAGATAAGGATTTACCTTAATACCATCTCCTGTTTCTACTATAGCTTCTTCTAAAAAAGAACCTAATTCTGAATAAAGCAAATTTTGTTCATAAGGTATCCCCTTTTCTGCTATGTCATCTGGCTTTCTGTTGTTAAACATAACAAAGTCATCATATTCAATGTCAGACCAACCCTTTCCTTCTTGGAAAACATTAGGAGTAACAGGAATTTCTATGGAAGAACTTAAAAAATTATTACCTTCACCCGGAGAAACTAAATGCCAAACTCTTACAGATTGATTTCCTTTTGTATATTCATAAACTCTAAAATTTGAACCAGAATCATTTGTTCTATTAAGATTTCCACTAGGCTGTTCTTTTACAAGCTGTTTACTCCAGCCAGCAAAAGCAGGTTGTGGCTCAGAAGCCCTTAATTCTCCCAAACTGCTAGGATTTAATGCTTTTTTCATTTCTTGACCTTGCATAGTGGCATCTTGATTCCTAAGCCAATATTGAGCACTTCCTTCATCCAAATCGCCATCCACTACCATTCTATTTAATACTTGTTGAGGTAAATTCCCGGTGGACCAAGAATAATAATCTTCATAATTATTTTCAATAGCCTTTTCTATAATTTTATCATTGATATCTGACATTTTTTCTTCTTTAAGATTTTGTGCTATTTCTGCATCTTCTTCTCTATCAACAAAATCAGGCATTTGAGTTTGAATTGCTTCCTGCTGAAAAGGATTCATTGTAGTAGTTGCAGGCTGATAAGGCGTAAAAGTATTAGGATTTATTGAAGGTGAAAGTCCAAGGGAGTAGTTTGAACGCTGATACTGTCCACTTTCATCTACAACTTGTGGATTCCAAGTTCTACCTATTTCCTCACCATATTGACCAGCAAATGATGAATTACTTACTCCTCCAGAGTGTTGGGTTGCTGTTGTTGGGTCATACGCTGAAAGAACCCTAGCACCTGATTCTTGTGTCATAGCATTTGCAGTTCTTAAAGCATCAGCTTGGCTGGAAGCATCAATATAATCTTTATATTGCTTTCCGTCAGTTCCTATTAAATATATTTCATATCGTGGCATATTTAACTCTCAAAAAAGGGATTACTAAATTTTTTCCCTACTGGTTTCTTTTTCATTTTAGGTGGCTCAGGTTTAACTAAATCATCAAATTGATTGGTTGAGCCTTTTACAAAAGATTTTACCAAGTCATCGAAGTGACCAAAAGCTATTGGTATTGTGTTTTCTTTTCTTTCTGCCATTTATCTCATCCCCGGTGGCAAGTCAGAGGTTGGAACTCTTCTGTTTCCTGTTCTTGCAGGAGAAGATATTTCTCTAGCCACCAAATCTTGTTCTTGCAAACTTCCCGGAATTACCGGTCTAGTATTAGTTTGCACTCTTTCGGCTTCGGATGCAAGTGTCCTAGCAGGTTGGTTAGTTGAAGAGAACTGACCAGAATTAGGCTGTTGGTTATAAATACTTTGAGCAATTTGACTTGCTTCTTGACCAGTAGTCTGCCCACCACCAGCAGCTTCTACTATCTGCTGAAGCAACGGAACTCTTTCTGCTGCTGCTTGCTGCAAAGCCATTTGGACTTGTTCAGATTTTAAGAATTGTTCTGCAAGTATCTTAGATTTAACTTCAAATGCGTTTGACACACCTGCTTTTCTCAAAGCTGTGTCATGGTCTGTAAATCCTGACAACCACAACTGGTTCCACAAGTTTAACTTTCTTTCCTGTTCCTCTGGGGAAGTTGGAGTAAGCTGAACCATATTTATTGTGTGACCTTTAATATCGTTTGGTCTTAGTACAGCATCAAGAGAACCTGCTTCTGTTTTTCCAAATACAGTTACTTTATCTCTAATTACATTTTCCACAATATTAAGAACGATAGAGTTTCTATTTTGCAATCCTCTTTGAGATGCTTCTACATATGGACCAAAATTTAACGCTGCAATCCCAGCCAAAACTGCTGTATGATAACCACTAGCAGCACCCTGTGGTCTTTCTCCTCTAACCACAGCAGGTGCTGTGTTAGCTTCGATAGACTGACTCATCATTTGTTGAGCAATATTAATTGATGCAGGTGGCTCTACAACTTTAGATGGATTTATACTTACATTCTGTGGAACAAAGTTTTTTGCTCCCGGAGTTTCTTCGTACATTTCCATTACTTGTTCGGTAATACCCGGTGGACCAGTGAAATCTTTAGTTTGCCACGCACTTTGAGCAACAATATCCAGATATTGAGATGCAAGTCTACTTTCTGCTCTCATCATATCGAAGTTGCCATGCAGTATTCCTCTGTAAAGTTCTTCAGGTTTACTACCTTCTGTATCTAAACCTGTATTAGGATGGTAAATCGTAAATGGAAGAGTTCCATATCCATGTTTTTTAGGTTTGAGTGCCCATTTTTCGTCAGCCATGTATGCAACCTGAGAATATGTCCATACTTCTGTAAACTCTACAGTTCCAGTAAGTTTTCCTTTCCAGTCAGGAAAATGTGCACTTACCCATTCTGCATCTACTTCGTAAAAATGAATTAACCATCTTGGATTAGAACCATTGTTCGTATCCCAAACCATCATTTTTGGATTTACAGCAGTTGACTGCATCGGAAAGTTTATGTTTCTTTTCTCAATAATGTCGTTTAATTTTTCTTTATAGTTAGATAAATCTTCATCATTTTCTGGTGGTTCTGGAAACTCTTGCCACCTATTTGCTGCAAACTCCGTTTTTTCAAAAGCTATTCCATAAAGTGCCATGTGCTTGGCAATCTCTCTCCTAGTTGGAGTAAATTGTTCTAACATATGGTTTGCTCCACGAAGAAACTTCTCAATGTTTTCTGCTCTAGCTTGTCCTCTAGGACCCGGAGCAGGAACTGAAATATCAATAAATTGAGGAGTAACGTGAGCAACAAGTGAGTTTACAACAGACTGGGCTGTTCCAAGTCTAAGCATTGTTCCTGTTTCAGGAATAGAGAAATCAAATCTGTTTAGATAAAAGTCTTCGCTTTCGTTGCAGTTGTCGTAGAAAGGCTGAAACTTAGTTTTGCCTTCCTTTAACCTAGAAATTACCCATTCTATTGAAACAAATGGTTCATCAGTAGGGGTCGCTGCTTCTCTTGCTATCTCCTCTTCAGGATTAACTTCATCTGATATTTGTCCGTAGCTTCTGGTTACCATATTTATTTTATAGTTTGCAAGTAGTCATCAATCGAGAAACCTGCTTCTTCTAATTGTTTTTCTCTTCTGGCTCTTTTTACTTTTTGAAGCCTAGAATTTTTATTAAAATAATTATTATTAGGATTTAATGGTTTGATACCCGAAATAGAATTTGGAACAACCCTTTCTCCTGTTATTCCTTCCATCGCAGGGTCACTAGCCATCAAAGCTAAACATTCTGCATCCACCCAGTCATCATGTGAACCGGAAACACTAAAGAAGGTGTGTCCTCTATTTGCACTTTCCTTGTGTCCTATATCTTCCAGTTGACTTATTAGTTTAACCCAATTTTGTGGAAAAGATACAGTTTCCTTTTCTAAAGATATAGCATAATCTAGAAATAATTGATACTTTTTCCCCTGAGTAAAATTATATCCTATAACAGGAATCCCCTCTTCCATAAGCTCTCTGTAAAGCACATCTTCACCAAATTTACCACCAAGTCCTGTTGAGTCCATGTATATTTCTTCAATTCCCCATCTTACACTTAAAGACTTAATTGTTTCAACCTGCAAAGACCAATCTGTTTTCATTAATTCAACTACAGCAACCGATTCTCTAGTCTGTCTATCCTTTACAATCATTACAGTTGGGTCGTTACTTCTTCCAAGGTCAAGTCCTGCAACATAGTGCCTTCCCTCTATGGGTCGTGCTAATTCTACAGCACCTTTTGAGTACGCAGCTTCAATATTTCTAAAGAAGTTACCTGCTCCTTCAGGTTGCTTTGCCATATAGAATCTTTCCCATACAGATTCTGTCAATGCCTGTTTTTCGTCTTCTATTTCTTCTCTGTCTTCTTGAGTCAATCCTACATTATCAAAAGTAGTAGCATGAAAATATTCTCTTCTTTTAGTTGGCTTTTCTTTTGCTATTTTGCAGTTACGAGCAAACCAATGTTGGCTTGATTCTGGTGGAACTCCCTCAACAATGGCTCTACCTAATCTTCCCGGAGAGTTCAGGGTAGGTCTTACTTTGTTCCACGCACCTTCTTTAATATCCTGTGCTTCAGCCATGTGTAGAAAATCAAGACCTACAGTCTGTAATGACTCAGGATTATCTGCTGACTTAAGCTCCCAGAATACTTCGGTTCTGTATAATCCATCTGTGCTGTCAGAAGAAGTTTTTAAATCTAACCATACATGCAAATCGTCTTGTTTAAATCCTCCACCTCTACCACCTGCTTGACCCTTTCTTCTTGTTTTTCTTACAAGGTCTTCAGGAATAAAAGTCTGCATTTCATTCCATACCTGTAACATCTGTGCTCTTGTTGGGGCAACTGTCCATACATGAATTTCAGGAACCAATCTAGCTTGTTTAGCAGTAAGTTCCTCATTTGAATCTCCAAAGACAACAGGTGTAGTTGCTGCAAGCTCAATAATTTTCATTGCCTGCATAAGAGAACTTCGGGTCTTTCCTGCTCGTCTACCTGCTTGAACCCATTTTATTTTTGCATCGGAATCCACCATAGCTTTTTGCCATGGATAAAAATCATGTCCTATCAAATATCTTTACCTCTATTTCA